TGCAGAGTGAGACTTTTTAGTTCCCTCTTTTATTTCTTTAGAAAATTGTGTAGTCATAGTTATTATTCATCATTTAAGGTTTCATGATTCCCCAGAGTTTTATACTCTAGTTGTGCTTTTAAAAAAAGAACTTCCTTTCTCAAGAGTTTCTTTTCTTGTTCTAATTTTTTGATCTCTTTCTCGTAGATGATTATCATATCTTGGAGTTTAAGGTTTTCATTTTCTAATTCCCAATCCACTCATTATACCACATATTCATAGGAGCTTAACTATTTAACACTTTAATATTCTCTTCATAAAAAAAGAGACCCCGTAGGGTCTCTTTGAAAATATGTGATATTAAATCACATAAGGTTCTTAACCTGAACACGACGGTAGTAAACGTTAGTGTTAGCAGTAAGAGCGCCAGCACCTTGAGTTGTACCACGTGAGAATGGATTGGCAACCATACCATAACGAGTTTTGAAGCCAATCTTAGGTTGGAATGTATCCTGACCAATTGATCTTACCATTTGGAGAGGTACATATGGGCAGTAGAAGATACCTGCATCATAAGCAGATGTTCCTTTGTATCCCATTACATAGAAGTGATTGTCAGCAACGTTTGCAGAGTATGGGTCAACATAGACCTTAATACGTCCGTTTAGTGTACCAACTAATGTGGATTCAGTGTCATCAACGCCTGTTAGACCATTGTTTCCACCAAGAGCAGGAGCGTAATCAAGTACACCTGCCATTCCTAGAGCACTTGCAACGTCAGCAGAGCAGACGATGAAGTTACCCTTTCCACGACGAGTCTCTTGACCAATCGCATTAGCATCTCTTTCGATTTGATAGATAAGACCTTTGAATTTCTCAGCCATCCATCTTCCGTTTGAGTCAACGTCTAGGTCGAATTGTCCACCAGTAGCAACGTTGTTTTGAGCACCAGGCTTAGCAGTTACGTAGATTGTACGAACAACTTCACGGTTGATCTCAGCAAGAACTTCAGCAGACAAAATGTTTGCAAGTTCTGCTTCTGCATCTAGACCGTGGATTGCTTTCAAGTCCTGAGCAAGTTCTAAACTGTACTCGGCTTTTAGCGCACGACCTTTTGCTTCAACAGCGACTTTCTCGATGGAGAATGACATCTCACGGAAAGCAGTTCCTGAACTAGATCCAAGAGCTTCCTGAGTTGCTGTGTTCATACCACCAACAGCAGCATAGTTGCCAGGTGATGAGTCGTTAAGAACTGAAGGGTTTGTTGCAGCTTCTCCAGTTGCAGCACTGTAAGCACCATCATCAGCAGAGAATCCTGTTGGAACCTCATCATAGAATGATTCGTTGGTGAATACGTTAGGTGTTGCACCATTACCATCACGGTCTGTACCACGATGTGAGCGCATTGCGAAGATTAGACCTGTAGGGCCAGACATTGGTTGAACACCGCAAATGTCATATGCCATCAACTTAGGCATAGAACGGCGAATCAAGCTGATTAGTACAGGGTCGAAACCTTGGTTAGGTAGAGCAGCTGAACCACCAAATCCACCAGTTCCAGCGGAGTTAGTAGGTTGTTCTGTAAGAATACCACGCTCTTCTTGCATAAACCTTTCTTGGTTTTCAAGAAGTACAGCAGTTACAGCTCTACGATGATTATCTTTAATATTCTCAAGACCATCGTGCTCCAGTACGGGAGCCCACTTTTCTTGAAGTTTTTCTGCGTTATACATTGAGAATTTTACCTCTTTATTATTTGTTAGTTAGAGTACTTAGAAAGCGCTGCGGCATAAGATGCCATAGGGCCCTCTAGATCTTCAGCAATTACTTGCTGTTTTTCAACAAGATCTTCAGATGAAGACGCTTTAGTTGATGGGAAATAATTTTCCTTGATCGTTAAGACCTTTTCCCGATAAGACTCTTCACTAACAAACTCAACACCCTCTGAGAGTGAAGCAAGCTTTTCTTTCTGTGTTTGAGCAAGACCTTCGGAAATTTCAGCAATTATTCCATTTTTAGTATAGTTTCCGATTGCCTTATTGAGCTCAACATTTGATTCGATTTGCTCGTTAAGTTTTGTCTCCATTTCATTTAATTTCTCAGACATATCGCTGAGAACATCATACTTATCTTCTGGGATATCGACATAATGTTCTTCAAAGAGATTTTTCAATCCTGTGATGAACTCTTCTGTCAATTCATTACGTAGACCATTGTCAACGGCGAGTTGATTTTCCTTGATCCACTGTTCAGCAGTGTACTCAAGATGAGAATCTACACGTGTTTCCATTGATTCTGTAACTTCGGCAAGTTTTGCCTCTAGTTTTTCTTCGTAAACTTTTTCTAGTTTTTCAAGTTCCTCAACAACCTTCGCCTTAACGGCTGCTTCGAAGATAGTTGTTGCTTTAAACTTGAACTCCTCGGAGAATTCTTCTCCTTTTAATAGAGCATTAACGTCATCAGATACGTCTATACTCAATTCTTTTTTCTCTACTTCCTCGTTCTTCTGGCCAGGAGCAGAACCGTCTAGAGTAGGCATTGGATCTGGTGTTCCACCAGTTGCATTTACTTTAGTGGCTGACTTCTTAGCCTTTGCGGAAGCTTTAGCACCTACCGATGGTTCGGAATTAGGAGCTGGTTTTGTGATGGGCCCACCAAGGTCGTCTGCGGATCCAGTTTGGCCTGGAACAGTATTATCAATCTTTGGCATGGGATCACCTGGGCTAGCATTCTTAGTTACAGGATTACTGCCCTCTTCTACGGTTTCAATATTTGTTTCAGATACATTCGACATTGGATTCCCCTTGTGAAAAAATGGTTATTTTCTAATAATATTTATTAAATTGTAATGTTACGCAAAAATGACTCGAAAACTTCAAGTTTCCTTGCATCCAGTTCACTCTGCGGAGAATTATTTAGGTATTTTCTAGACTGATCATATGCTGACTCTTGCCAACGTCCTTCAGCCATAACCCATTCCTTACCTTCCATAATGCCCTCCACAAAAGCATCTGGAGCAGAAGGATCAGCTACAATATCTGCAGCAGTAGAAAGCATGAAATCATCTTTAACGATATTCATATTTCCTCTTCTTTCGATAGAACCAAGTCCTCTTGAGGACACCCCTAGTTTAACACCTTCACTTAATAGTGATGATGCAATTTTACCCATAGGTGTTTCAAGAATTTTCGCTTTACCGATAAAGTTCTTACCTTCCTGTTTTAATGAGATAATCTTGTGGGAAACCCTATCAAGATTTACTGTAGGGCCATCTGGATGACCCAACTCACCAAGAGCTCTACCCTTTTGGATAAAGGACTCATTATACCTACCAACTTCTCTGGAAAGAGTATTCATGGGATACATTCTCCCATTTCGATTCTTAATATCAGATTGGAGAAATACGCCCTCGATAAAGTGCGACTTCTTACCACCCGTTTCCTCAGTGATAAAATTTACTGATTCAATTTCTTCTGAAATAAGTTTCATGATAGTTACTCTTCCTTTGGTTCAGTGGGTTCTACTTCGGTGGGTTCTACTTCAGCAGCTGGTGTTTCTGATTGTGATTCAGAATCTGTTGCTGCGTGATCAATCTTCTCTTCCTTATCCTGATCTATTTGATATTCAGGATCAAAAAAGTGTTTTGCTATTTGTACTTTACGAGCCTGAAGATGTTCAGAACTTTTTCCATAAAGTGCATCATATACTTTTTCATTCGCATTGTGATTGTCTTTACTAACGATAGCGTCAACAATCTCTCTAGATATCGAAGGCATAATAATACTCCACTATATTATATATTTATTAAATCTTACCCTTAGCCATATCGCCAGGAGCAATTGCTGCGGAAAATGCACTATCTAAATCACTTTCTCCGCCATTCATGGCGCCAGGAGTCATCTCCTCTTCGCCACCCATACCCATCATAGAAGGATCCATTTCCATAGGATCTTGTATTATACCTAATTCTTTTTCCTTCTCAATCTGTAAATCCATCTCTTCTATCTCCTCATCAGTGAAGTGAAGGACTTGTTTACGTACATAATCAACTGAAAAATATCTACCGAGGTATGGTTCAATCATTCCAACTGAATTCAATCTTTCAGTTAGAAGCTCGTTATCTTTCAGTTCTGTGAAATGATTATCGAAAATATAATCGTATTGAATATTTTCTTTCATATCATCCCAATCATCTATAGTAAGAATACCCTTAAGTAGTAATTGAGTTCTTAAAAGATCATTGAATAGATCTGAGAACTTCTTACGTAGACGACCAACGAACTTAGCAAATTTAAGTTCAT